TCCGAAAAGAAAAGACCGAGTTATTCGCTCGACCTGTGATAGACATTTTAGTTAGATAGAAATGGTCCTCAAGACCACGCCTTTGGATAGTCTCATAAACCTCCTCAAAGGAAACCTTACCCTGTTTCTCAGAGTTTGCAGTGATAGTCACATCATAATCTCTGATAGGGTAGATAGGACTGATAAAGAACGAGGACCTGGCAGACATAAAACCATTCTTACCACCACCACGAGCCAATGTATATAGATATTCATCAAATTGAGGTTCCCCATCTGATTTTCTAAATAGAAAAATGAACGGAGTTAAGAATAGCTGATATTTAGCAAGAGGAAAAAAGTTCTTTTCTGCAAATCTTATAAACTTATCGATTAATTCATTATCGAAGTATAAATCATCACGAGTGTATATTTTCTCTTTGATGATTTTAAACAGCAACTTTCTTTCATGATTGACAACAATTTTACCTTTCTCTGCCAGTTCGATATATTCATCAACAAGCGGATGAGAAATCATAACAGTTCACTTCCTGGTCCAATTTTCTCAACAGGAGAATTTTCTACCTCAAAATCAAACGAGCGCTCAATGGCTAGTAGCTGATTGCTTGTTGTGTTGATTTCCTTGATAAGAGAATTGGCTTTTTGGAATCTTTGTTGTCCGTTGTGTACTGTAATGACCAATCCATCTTCATGGAGACGAGCTTTTAGTTCGTACAGTAATCTCACGAGATAGAGATAGCGATTCACTTTTTCATATTGGATCGCATCCTTCTTTCTTGGACTAAAATATCCGATTTTAGAAAGTAGCTGATTTTCTAATTCTTTTATATTTTTTTCTGAGTATTCTTCCATTACCCCCCACCCCTTTAATTTTTTGTTTAAAAATTTGGACAGTTGACCCCTCCCACCGGTTCCCAAAACCTTTTAAATACTCGATTTTTTTGACCGGGGGGTGTTATTCTCCCCAAAATTCATCAGTCCTGAAATTCTTATCTTGCATTTTTTTAGATTTTCGAAACTGAAAGCGTTCGTGTCTCTTATTGTGACACTCCTTGCATAATGTTCTAAGGTTATCTAGATCAAGAGCGAACTCTGGATAGAACTCTAGCTCCTTGATGTGGTCAACCTCAAGGTCTTCAGTTGTTACCTTCCCTTCGTTACTGCACCAAACACATTCATGGTGGTCTCTATCGAGTGCAAGTTTGCGAAGTTCTCTCCATTCTCTAGAATTATAAAACTCTGTTCGGTCTGCCCTAGTTGAAACTTCAATCATTTGATTATTGATGTTGATGCTTTGATTTTAAATTTATGTAGTTTGTCAATACAATTGTTCAAGTGTTCGATTGCTTCACAATATTCTTGAGTTAGCTCTTTTAGTTCTGAGTGATTTTCAATTTCAATTCCAACTACAATTTCACCTAATGGTTTTTTGTTGGTTGTTCTTTTATTGAAAAGTCTTTTAAAGATACCTTTCATAATCATGTAAACTCCTTTGTTTTTGCTCTCTCAATTCATTGTTTTACATATTCTAGTGAACTCGCTACATGAGTTTTAATTCAGATTTATCAAGCGTTTATCTTGCAAGTATGAAATGAAATCATCATAACCTCAAAACAATGAATTGATAGTAAAATAAAAAAATTAAAAGCCCTGAAACTTCGTCATGGCTCTGTCTTGTGAATCTTGGTTTTTGCCTATGTATCTCAGTGAAATACTCTGGCTTGAGTGGTTCAGTAGGTCCATTATCAGAGCGACATCCTTGGTTTGTTCGTACATGAATAAGCCAAAGGTCTTTCTCATCGAGTGAGTAGCTATGTTTTCTAGACCAACTTCTTCAGCAGCTTTCTTTATGATCTTGTAAGCTGTGTTAGGTTTTATATGCTGATGCTTTCCGTTTCGGCTTGGAAATAGGAAGTCTTCATCTTTCTTATCTTTGATGTACTGCCTCATAGCATTCTTGAATTTCTTTGGCATCTTTCGTTTGGTTGGCTTGTCTGTCTTTTCATCGACGATCTGGACATGCCAACCTTTAACGTGCTTTACTTTCAGTTTAACGATATCACCAATACGAAATCCCAAATTAACACCAGAAAGGAAGAGCATGAGGTTGCGTTGTCTATCTGACTCCTTGACTGCACTATGCATCGTCAGCCATTCAATCATAAGCTGAACATCATCTCTGTTTCTAATTGGTTCAACAACTACCACATATCCTCACCTCCTTTTTTAGTGCACAAAAAAAGCAGAGGTTCTCTCTGCCTTTTTTCTTCATGATATTAGTTTACTACTTTCTTTTTGTCAATTCTATATGTTTTTTTGACAACTTTACATGAAGAGTAGACTTGCTAACGCATCCAAAATAACTTCACGCCTTCTATAAATTTGTTTGCTATGTCTATACAGATAACCTGTATCACCACTCTCCATTATATGCCAAACTTGAATCCAGTCATATCCTGTATGTTCACCCCAACGAAGATAAAAGATTTTTTTGTCGTCTGGCTCTAAATTCTCTAGTGTTTTTGTTATAGCATTTTGTAAATTTTCTAATCGTAAAATCATTGGATCGCTTGCATAAGCAACCGCTAGATTCTCCGACCTGTTGACGAATGTCCCACTGCCACTTGCTCCAGTATCATCAATTCCAGGAACAGTAAGATGCTTAACTTCGTACAAACGTTCTAGTTCATGCCTACGTTGGCCAATAAGTTTGTCAATCTTTAAATATTTATCATCGAGTTCGAACTCGAGATAATCCCTTCGTGCTTTTGTTAAGTTCTTTTTGACCAAACCTTACCTCCCATGTATCTTTTGGATTTAACCCATTTGATAATTTTACCATCGTAATTGTTATTGTGATAATTTGGCAGTCTTGCTGTTGGACTCTCTTTGTAGACCACTTTTTCAACTACCTGGATTGCAGGCATCATTTCGTCATCTATCCACCCAACTAACCATGCAGGGTTTACATCATAGGTTTTAGCAATCATTTCAATTTGCTTAATAGACGGACATCCACCTCGCTCATACAAATGAATTGTATTTTGTGAAACACCTGTCTCTTTTGCCATCTGTCCTACAGAGAGACACCGGTCCTCTCTAAGTTCTTTCAATCTTAGTTGCATCTTTCAAATCTCCTTGCGTATTTCAAATAATCTTGCCATCAAAGACTAAAGTGATCGTACCTGTACCATCTTGATGTTTAGATACTAACGCTTGACAATCTGAGCCGAGCTCGATTCCTTCAATCGTGATGCTTCGTTTCATGTTGTTGACGTTGACGATTGCGCCATTCGATGTTTTAATTCTCATTCTCAAATTCCTCAATCAACCAATCCAGATTTTTGCGAGCCTTTTTCAGATCTTCAAGACCGTTCTTCTTCTGGAATCGCAGTTGATACTTCAAGGCATTTCCAAGATAAAAGCCTTTCAGCTGTTCTGGGGTCATGAAGTTCCTTAAAGCATCGATGGACTCCATGCCGTACCGACCTTGATAGTGGCTTGGTTTGTTTACATTGTCAATTTTTTCTAGGCTCATAATCTCACCTCGTCTCCAATCCTCAATAATTTGTAGCTTGTTTGTGTGACTACGAAAATGCCGTAGTTCTGTATTGTGATCGTGTAGAGTTCGCCAATCCTCTCCTTATGGACGACTTTACCTTTAATTTCTGCGCCTTTGTTATCTGCTTTGTAGATTACAATAGGGCGCTTTTTTTCAAGATTTTTAATGTGGACACATTGCCAGATATTCAAAGTAGCTGACAAGACAATCCAGATTGCGATAAAACGTTTCATTCGGTTGCCTCCTTCTTTAATTTTACGGCAATTTCTAAGTAAAAGTCTTGATCGGGTATCTCTAGCATCACTGTATTGGTTTTATCGTCAGACTCAGCGATAATTTTTCCGATTGCCAAAACTAATTCTCCAATTGTGCTATTTAGCGTAAGGCTCATTCTGTTACCTCCTTAAAGCGCCCATCTATTTTTGGACTTATTTCTTTTGAAAATAGGATTCTTCTTTTCTTTTTTCTTCTGCTTGTGATATTCGCTATCTTTGTTAAAGATAATATCTTCATCTTCAATCAGTTCAGGAATGAAGTATCCAGATGGGTGTCGTTCAGGTCGTTTCATCACTCCACCTCCTCATTTTTCTAGTGTTTTGATTACACTTTCAATCTGTTCTTTCTTCTTCTGCAATTCTTCCAAATTCTTGACTTCTAATGCTTTTTTAATGATTTCAAGTTGTTCAATTTCTTTTTTAAACTTGATAAGTTCTTCAACTTTGCGAGCATAATCCCTAAAATTATTTGCCCAGTCATAATTATCCCAACCAAAAACTCTTGAAATTTCCTGGTTTAAGTCTTTGTATTTTCTTTCCAAATCTCTATTGACCATAGCCTGAGAATACATAATGTAGAATGTCATAGCTGAAATCAGCAAACAAGCTATAAACATTCCCCAAAACATTAAATTTTCCATTTACTCCACCTCCTCGACTTCAAACAATGTACTGTTAAACACTTCACCAAATCCGGCATCTTCTAACTCTTTTCGGGTGTGTTCAGTTCTGATTGCATCAATCTCCACACGAGATTCAATAGTCCACTTATCTTCTCCCTTGTGGTAATTTAAGTAACTATTATAATTGGTAATCCCAATAATCCTCACTAGATAACGCTTCTCTTTCTCGTAGCCGTCAAGCCATGCACGAGCGAAAAGTTCCATGTTGTCGTCTGTATAAAACCAGTCTTCGAGTTTTTTGTCAAAATTTTCTCTGTTCATTGCACCGAGCAAATGAAAATCTTCTTCTTTTGTCCATTCGATATGTTCCGCCACAAACTGCGGAACTTTCACTTTTTCGGGTTCGTCTAGTTGTTCTATTTTTTTGATAATTCCGTTTACATCAATACAATTTATAATTTGATTTTTATTTTCTTTTATGGCATTACAATAATCTATCAATTCCTGTTTCATGCTTCCAACTCCTTCAACTTGCTCTTATACACTTTAATTTTCTTCTTCCAAAAATCACGTTCGGCAGCTCTCATGTGTACTGTTGATTTCTGACTTGGTTTCTTCAGTTCTTCAATCTTTTCTTCAGCGACTTTGATTGAATGTTTTAAACCTTTGATTATATCTTGGTTAATTGTACTCATCCGAATACTCCTAGAATGGTAAATCATCATCAGATATATCCATAGGGTTAGTGGCTCCGAAACTTGGTGGCATCTGCTCTTCGATATTTGATTGGTTTGCAGAATTATCTCGTTTTTCGAGTAGTTGGAAAGTCTCAGCAACTACTTCTGTCACATAGACACGTTGTCCTTGCTGATTATCATAGCTACGAGTTTGGATGCGACCTGTGATGCCTACAAGATTTCCTTTTTTGCACCATTCAGAAAGCAATTCAGCTGGTTTTCTCCAAATCATGCAATTGATGAAGTCGGCTTCACGTTCTCCGTTTGCTCCTTTGAAGTTCCGATTAACCGCCATATTGAAAGTTGCTACTGCGACATTTGAAGTTGTATATTTCAACTCTGGATTTCGTGTTAATCGCCCTACAAGGGTTACATTATTGATCATTATTTCAAATCCTCCTCTTTTACAAACACCCCGTCAATCATCTTACCTTTGCGGTCCTTGATAACTTCATAAGCTTCTTCTAAGCAATTTTCAGCTGTAGTACCATTGCAAAATGAAACCGTACTAACCACGCTATCAAGAAACATCAAGTCTGATTTGATTAAAGGAATCTGTGTCTCGTTATGACAGATATGGGCGTATAGCTTCTGAGCGATATTACCCAGACTGGAAACCATCAATAACAATTCAAGTTCTTGTTGATTAGCTGAAATTTGAGCGCCATTTTTAATTTGTTGTTCAAAGCCAATCATTACAACTTGAATATCTCCAAGAGCATCATAAATTAATTCAGGTTTATCCTTTGCGATACCCTCAAACAATTCTCCTGACTCTTCCATCAACTTCAAGAACTGTTTGACAGGATTTGCTTCATGTAAATTTCGGTCAATAAACCATTGTTGTACTTTTTCTTCCAAATTCATTTTTGTATTCATCTTATTTTTCCTCCGTTTTCTTCGTAATCAAGTAGTAGCAGTCAACTGCTCCGTAGTCAATCCTGATATTTCTCCACTCATGCTTTTCCGAAAGCGTGGATTGTTAACAGCAGAGTAGCTGGCTTGATGTTGCTTTAATTCATTGATTGCGCTATGTATGTGCCCAAAACTCCCAATGAGTATCTTGCGGTGACCGTTATAAATGAAATAGAGTTCAATCATCTTTACTAAACTCCTTGTAAATTTTTTTGAATATTTCTGACACCAATTTTTCAGGT